AAAACACTATCAATAAGTTGGAGTCATTACCTGCGCCCCCCTGTGGAATGTAGTAATAACGTTCCATAACGCGGGCACGCCATATTTCCAGATTTTCAATATCTTCACCGTCTGTAATGGTGTCAGCGTACCCTGTGGACGGCAGACCACTGACGGGTGTTCCCAGTTGCATGGCAATACCATCATCCGTATTCCCCGCCGATCCCGGTTCGTCTGCCACAACAGGCACCCGGAGAAGACCATCGGCTGCGGTCACCGTCGCCGTCGTGGTAAAGGTCACCTGATTATCACGCTGGATCTGCGTTCCCGCTGGCAATACCGGCGTCCCCTCTACGCCATCCCAGCGCACAAATCCCCGGGCTGCCACCGCTTCTTTTCGCGGGCAGCGTTTGATTCTGGCGTGCCGGTACAGCCAGTCTTCATCACACACGTCCGGTAACAGATTTCTGGCAAGATAATCGATATACCCGTACAACGTGTGTACGGCTGCAGCCTGTACACGGGCATACACTTCCGCATCCATACGACGAAGCAGCGTATCCTGCTCAAAGCGGGTTAATAAATCGCTCCGGATCATAGAAATAAGTTGCGGGAGGCCGGGGCGATAAAACTGACTGTCAGCCATTCAGTTCACTCCAGATATCATCAAAAATAATGTTGTGAATATTGCCGTCACGCTGGTAAATGGTAATGGCAAGTGCCAGCGAGTCTGTCCCGGTCCGGACAGCGTTAATATCAAGACGGGAAGCAACACCATCCTCCACCATCCACGCCAGCGCCTCACGGACATAATCTCTGGCAAGCTGCGGGGTTTTATTTGTCAGCTTGCTGCGTCGCAACAGATACAAACGCGACCCCGTGCGATCATTCTGAACCGCAGGCCAGGTATCCCCCCACCATCCAAATATCCGTGGTGCATCATCACGCCCGGCACGCCGCCATGTAAAAAGCGAAATAATCACAGCACGCGTCAGAAGGTCGATCGAAGCCCCGGTCGACACGGGTCGCCCGTTAACATTAATCATCATGATTTTCAGCCCATCGGTTGATCCGGCGTGTCAGTGATCCCGCCACCATCACCATTTTCGGTATGTTTGTGGGCATTGTAGGCCTGCCGCATTTGCTGCATGCTGAGTCCGCCACTGTCGCAATTGTCAGTAATATCGGCGGTGGATTCGACTGGCATTTCAAAGCGCGCTTTAGGCGCGTTTTTAAAAATTATGGCCTTCCCGGCCCCGTCCACCACAATACCGGAACGGGTCAGGACAACGGACTGTCCCAGATCGTCATAAAGCGCCACTTCCCCACGTTTCAGTCCTTTCAGCCGGTAACGTCTGTCAGCCACGACCACAACCACACCATGAGAACGATCGCCCGCCGGAAATAAAGCAACGCCCTCAGCACCGTTCTGTGCGGCAGATGTAAAACCATAAGGTTCAAGGTGCTCAACGTGTTGTTTCTGATCTCCGGCTATCATTTTCAACCCTACAGACTGACACTTTCTGGCGGAATCCACCGCCGTGATGACAGCCCGGGAAATCAGATTACGAAGAGAAAACCCGTTCATCAGAAATCCTCCTCAACATTTTTTTCTTCCTGGCGGTAACAGGCTCGGGGAGATAAGCATCTGCCGGGCCAACCCGTAATTCAGTCGTCGTGCCCCGGTCGTCCTGGTTATAGGTAACTTCTGCGATCACCAGTTCATCATTATCAAAATTATTCAGCGGGTCGAAAACGATGACAGATAACCCCGGACGCCATAACGCGCCACTGCCCTGCCGCCAGCCCTGAACCGTATATGTTGTCTCACGGGTAAGCGCAGCCCGTTGGCGCGCTTCAAATTCACAACGGGCCTTACAGGTTGCTGTCGTTGCTGTGCCTGACTGCTGAATCAACAAAGGGCGATAACGGGTCACGCCACTGTCCTGAATGGTCTGACGTATTGCGGCAATGGTGGCCTCACCAAAATCATCGTCGTTGCCCGGGCGCTGCCCACTGACCTGATATTCAGAAAACCGCTCTCTGATGCTTCTTTCCGTGTCACAGGAAAGAATATTCTCTCCCAGCACCAGCGCCGTCGCCGCTTTACCTGTTCCGGGTTTTCCCAGAACCAGTCGCCCGCATTCATCGTCATAAGCCAGCGTCTGAACCTGCCCCAGTAACCGGTTAAGACAATCGGCAACGGTTTCGCCGTGTTCCGGCTGGGCATCAATCACCGCTGTCTGCGGCACGCCAGCATCAACAACGGTGATGCCAAATGGCGCAGCCAGTTCACTGACTATTCTGAGCAGGTTTTTTCCGCTCTGCTGGAGTGGCAAAGCAGAGCAGTCAACCAGATCGGCTGTTTTGCTTCGCCCGACAATTCCCATGCTGACGCTGCTGGCGTCATAACGAAGCGGTAGTGCCTCCACATATCCGGTGAGCACAGGCTCATCCCCGATAAGCACTTCAACCAGCTCACCATTTTTTATCCGGGGTTGATAATCCCGGCTTCCGGGCCAGCGGGTGGTAATGGCAACATTAAAATCCCGGGCAATACGGTTAATGCCCGCACTGATACGGACGGATGTCCAGCCGCCCCATTCGCGACCGGAAACCCGAAGTAAAACGGTATCATTCATCTGACGGGTACCCTTAATGCCCTGACCGGAACAAAGCCCGGATGAGAGATGGCATTTCGATCCAGGATATCAGTTTCACGGGACGCATCGTCGTACCATGACGCAGCCAGAACAAGCGCAGGCAGAACTTCCGCTGGCGTTCGCTCTGCGGTTTCCTCCGTCTGAACCAGACGCGCCTGAATATCCCGGTTCAGTTCTGTACGTAATGACGTCAGCTGAAAAAACAGCCTGTCATCCGCCGTACGCCTGAGCTCCTGTTCAATCGCCGCGTTCAGCGATTCGCGTATGATGGTGAGATTTTCCCGCGTGGGTGGTTGCGCTCTCTCATCCTGTCCTGTGCTGGCTGCCACGCTGTCAAGTGCCGGATGAGAAACGTGAATAATATCGGACTGACGTTCAGTGGAACCACCAACAGCCACAACCGCCTGCTGATTTTTCACCAGGCTTCCGGGTTGTGGCAGTGAAGTGACCGCCCTTGTGGCTTCGCTGATTGCCGTCGTCCGGATGACAGCAGCCACAAGGTTTGTCTGCTGTTTTTGCCTGATAACCGATGCGGAATCTGTGGGCCACACCGCACGCGGTGCCAGTCCTGGGTCCAGCGTAATGCCGGACATTGTCGTTATGGACTGCACCAGATCCTGTGTGTTATCCACCAGCCGGGTTCCGGCCCGCCAGGTATCCTGCAACGTATGCACAAAATCACTGGCAACCGACGGCGGCATCAGAATGACGGATAAATCGCCCTGCAGTAGTCTCGCTCCGGCAGAAACAGCCGAATTAACCATTTTGAAAGCTGTCTGAACGGTTCCCAGCATATCGGTCGTCCGGGCAATAACATCGTTCTGAATAAAGTCCGGTATTCCCGCGAGATCAAAATCGCCGAACATGTCTTCAATCAACTCATCCAGGAATACGGACGACTCCTCCAGTTTTCTGGCGGTTGCAGCTCCGGCGACCGGAAATGACAGTTCCCCGCTCTCAACAAACTGAAATGAAACCCGGCACATACGGCCTTCAGTGCCGGAGTGAGAAACGGTCACCTGCCCGTCAATACAGCCCTGCATTTCACCGAACTGCGGATGGATCAGCGTCCCCGGCCCGGCGGTTTCAATCGCTGTAATCAGCCTGTCGCGCTGCTCTGCGTAATCATCACCAACGAGATACGCATTAATCGTCAGCCGTCGCGTGGCACGCCCGAGATCTTCCGTGTACGGTTTGTCACGGTTTGGGTATTCATGGACCTGAACGCGGCGTCCGAACGAACCCTCGTCGCTCTCCACCGAAAACGGAACGCCACGAAATGAAGCGTCGTAAAGATTATCGCGCCAATTGATACCTGAAGATGCAGAAAAGAGTGAAGAAATGAAGTGGCACACTGAATTTGGCCACCTGAACAGAGGTGATATGCTCACCTCAGAACAACACAGGTGCTCCAATGAAAAAAAGAAATTTTAGCGCAGAGTTTAAACGCGAATCCGCTCAACTGGTTGTTGACCAGAAATACACGGTGGCAGATGCCGCCAAAGCTATGGATGTTGGCCTTTCCACAATGACAAGATGGGTCAAACAACTGCGTGATGAGCGTCAGGGCAAAACACCAAAAGCCTCTCCGATAACACCAGAACAAATCGAAATACGTAAGCTGAGGAAAAAGCTACAACGCATTGAAATGGAGAATGAAATATTAAAAAAGGCTACCGCGCTCTTGATGTCAGACTCCCTGAACAGTTCTCGATAATCGGGAAACTCAGAGCGCATTATCCTGTGGTCACACTCTGCCATGTGTTCGGGGTTCATCGCAGCAGCTACAGATACTGGAAAAACCGTCCTGAAAAACCAGACGGCAGACGGGCTGTATTACGCAGTCAGGTACTTGAGCTACATGGCATCAGCCACGGTTCGGCCGGAGCAAGAAGCATCGCCACAATGGCAACCCGGAGAGGCTACCAGATGGGACGCTGGCTTGCTGGCAGGCTCATGAAAGAGCTGGGGCTGGTCAGCTGTCAGCAGCCGACTCACCGGTATAAACGTGGTGGTCATGAACATGTTGCTATCCCTAACTACCTTGAAAGGCAGTTCGCCGTGACCGAGCCAAATCAGGTGTGGTGCGGTGATGTGACCTATATCTGGACGGGTAAGCGCTGGGCGTACCTCGCCGTTGTTCTCGACCTGTTCGCAAGAAAACCAGTGGGCTGGGCCATGTCGTTCTCGCCGGACAGCAGGCTCACCATGAAAGCGCTGGAAATGGCATGGGAAACCCGTGGTAAGCCCGGCGGGGTGATGTTCCACAGCGATCAGGGCAGTCATTATACGAGCAGGCAGTTCCGGCAGTTATTGTGGCGATACCAGATCAGACAGAGTATGAGCCGGCGCGGAAACTGCTGGGATAACAGCCCAATGGAACGCTTCTTCAGGAGTCTGAAGAACGAATGGATGCCGGTGGTGGGTTACGTAAGCTTCAGCGAGGCAGCTCACGCCATAACGGACTATATCGTTGGATATTACAGCGCACTAAGACCGCACGAATATAACGGTGGGTTACCCCCAAACGAATCGGAAAATCGATACTGGAAAAACTCTAACTCGGTGGCCAGTTTTTGTTGAC